ACACCAGCAAAAGTCAACTATCTCAACAACAGAGATATCTTAAAAGAAATACACGCTAGCAAGAACACCTACTGCACATATCTTGATCCAGTGCTAGATCATCAGTACGACATTATCTTGCCCACCCTGGCCAAAATTAATCAGCGCACTGTGGCCGAAGCCCGCAGAAATCGTGCAGACCGACTCAAACGCGAAGGTATCATAGTAGATCCTAAAAAAATTCCCAACACAGATCTGGTGTTTAGAATAACCTGCTGGGAGCACATACCCATGGCTCCAAAAAAGATACCTAAATCTCAGGCCAAAAAGAAACGAATTGAAGACATATTTGAACTGGAACTGGATGCCGAGGATGATCCATTGGCCGGTCTGCTAGAGATTCCTGTACTAGACGAAAAACATGTGCGCCTAAACTTTCCGCCGTTTTATCACTATCGTTTAGACGAAAACAAAGAACCATTCCTGGTAGGAAAGAGTCACTGGATTGGCGATTTTAACAACGGAGAATTCAGCAAGGATCACGGCACTATGACCCGCAAGCTGGCTACCATGTTTATGAAGCTGTGCGAACGCTATGCCACCAGATCAAACTGGCGCGGCTACACCTACAATGAAGAAATGCGTGGTCAGGCTCTGTTACAACTGAGTCAAATTGGCCTGCAGTTTGACGAGTCAAAAAGTCAGAATCCATTTGCTTACTACACCGCGGCTATAACCAACAGCTTTACTAGAATCCTTAACTTGGAAAAGAAAAATCAAAACATTCGTGATGACATGTTGGAGCAGGCTGGACTAAATCCTAGCTGGACTCGTCAAAATGCCGGTAAGAAAAATCCCAACTCAGGATCTGTAGTTACTAATATTGACATTTCTGAATACAACCACGACAATTAACCAGATCAGTTGCAAAAATCATTTTTGTAGTGTACACTTTAATCTATGAGTCTATTTAAAAAAGTTGCAGCCTGCACTGATATTCACTTTGGTCTAAAATCAAACAGTCTGGTACACAATCAAGACTGTAGTGATTTTATTGATTGGTTCATTGCTACGGCTCGGGCCAATGGATGTGAAACTGGTATGTTCTTGGGCGACTGGAGTCATCAGCGTGCGGCTCTCAACATGCAGACTTTGCAGTACAGTCTACGCAGCCTGGAAAAACTAAGTGCGGCGTTTGATCGCTTTTATTTTATTCCCGGAAATCATGATCTGTATTATCGCGATAAACGTGACATCTATTCAACCGAATGGGCCCGGCACATACCCAATATTCAGATTGTAAACGACTGGTTTTCGGATGGCGATGTGGTCATTGCACCCTGGTTGGTGGGCGACGATCACAAGCGCATTCCTAAAATGCAGGGTCAGTACATGTTTGGGCACTTTGAACTGCCGCATTTTAAAATGAACGCCATGGTGGAAATGCCCGACCACGGTGAAATACAGGTAGATTCGTTTGGCGGCTTTGAACGAGTATTTTCTGGGCACTTTCACCTGCGTCAACAAAAGCGCAACATCAACTATATTGGCAACTGCTTTCCGCATAACTTTGCCGATGCCGGCGATTCGGCACGTGGCATGATGACCCTGGAGTGGGGATCGGATCCGGTGTATCATGCCTGGCCCGGGCAACCCTTGTATCGAGTCATGCGACTAAGTGAAGTCATTGACAATGGTGCCAATATATTTGTACCCAACATGCATGTGCGTGTGGAACTGGACATCGACATCAGCTACGAAGAGGCCAACTTTATCAAAGAAACTTTTGTTCGCGACTACAACCTGCGTGAGATGGCCTTGATTCCAGTAAAAAATACCGCAGTAGATTTAGATCTAGCGCCCGGTGAGATCAAATTTGAAAGTGTGGATCAAATTGTCACGCAACAGATCACTGCAATTGAGTCAGAATTCTACGACCCAAAACTCCTGTTAAAAATATATCAAAACCTATGATTCATGTAAAGAATTTAACAGTAAAAAATTTCATGAGTGTAGGCAACAGCACTCAGGCCATTGATTTTGATCGACGTGACTTAACTCTGGTGTTGGGCGAAAATCTAGATCTAGGTGGCGACGGCAGTAGAAACGGCACAGGTAAGACCACCATTATCAATGCCTTGAGCTATGCCTTGTATGGTGTGGCACTCAGCAACATACGCAAGGACAATCTGGTCAACAAGACCAATGGTAAGAACATGCTGGTCAGTTTGGACTTTGCAGTGGGCGGAACCGAATACCGGATTGAACGTGGTCGCAAGCCCAATGTGCTAAAGTTTTATATCAACAATCGAGAACAAGAAATCACCGATGATGCACAAGGCGACAGTCGAGAAACGCAAAGTGCTATTGAACACACCTTGGGACTTAGCCATGACATGTTCAAACACATCTTGGCGCTGAATACATATACTGAACCGTTCTTGAGTCTCAAGGCCCTGGATCAGCGCACCATTATTGAGCAACTCCTGGGCATTACCATGCTGAGCGAGCGAGCAGATCGCATCAAAGAACACAACCGATCAACCAAGGACGCAATCACCCAGGAAGAATTCCGTATTCGCGCTGTTCAAGAAGCCAACAAACGTATTGAAGAGCAGATTGCGGCATTAAAACGCAGACAAACCTTGTGGACCGACAAACATGCGGAAGATATCCAGGCACTTGAAAAAGCACTTGCATCGCTACAGACGATACAGATCGAAGTGGAGATCCAAGCGCACGCGGATCACAAGGCATGGGATCAACGGCGCAAGGACATCAATGAGCTTTCGTCGCAAATTAGCCGCACAAAATTGGACATTGGCCGTGAAGACAAGTCGGTTGCCAAAATATCAGCGGAAATTACAACACTTGCGAACCACGAATGTCATACGTGTGGTCAGCCCTTCCACGATAGTAAGCACCAACAGGTTATGGAAGCGAAACAGAAAGATTTGGCAACGGCTCAACAGAGCGGCGCAGAATACAGCACCCTCTTATCAGAACTACAGACTGCCCACGACAGCCTGGGCACGTTAGGCAAGCCACCCAAGATGTTTTATGATAAAGAATCGGATGCTGTACATCATCAGGCCACCTTAACCAATTTAGAAAAACAAATTGCCGAAAAGGGCAAGGAAGTAGATCCCTACAGTGAGCAAATTACGGAAATGCAACAACAGGCCTTGCAAGAAATCACGTACGACACGCTAAATGAACTTACTCGCTTGCAGGAACATCAAGACTTTCTGCTCAAGCTCTTGACCAGTAAAGATTCGTTTATACGCAAAAAAATCATTGAGCAGAATTTGAGCTATCTCAATGCCAGACTCACACACTATTTGGATCGTGTGGGCTTGCCGCATACTGTGGTATTCCAAAATGATTTAACTGTGAGTATTGAGGAGCTAGGTCGCGAGCTAGACTTTGATAACTTGAGTCGTGGTGAACGCAATAGACTGATCTTAAGCATGAGCTGGGCGTTCCGTGATGTATTTGAATCCTTATATCAACCTATTAACTTGTTGTTTATCGACGAGATGATTGACAACGGACTGGATACCGCAGGCGTAGAAAATGCCCTGGGCTTGCTAAAACACATGAGTAGAGAACGGCACAAGAGTATTTGGTTAGTGAGTCACAGAGATGAACTGGCCGGACGGGTGGAAAACATACTCAAAGTGGTCAAAGAAAACGGATTTACCAGTTACAACACGGACGTCGATATTGCATGAGTTCTATAGAAATTCTACATTCGCACCTTGACGAAGTTAAAATTTATGTCAATCAAGAACTGTTGGCGCAGGATCAAAAGTGCAATGCCCTCAAGGTCTGCTTTGATCAGCCATTGCCTACACAGATTGACATAGAGTTTTGGCCGTTTAAGATCAAGCCAATTGTCAGATACAACGAATTTATGCTGGACTATTGGCTAGCCAACATCCTATTACAAGATCATAAGCTGACTCTTGCTGTATCTGAAACATTCTTTGAGGACTACAGAAACAAAAATATACAAGGACGGGTCAACAGCCTGTCTGAAAAACAACGAAACAGTGCGCACTTTTTTGATCAGTATGTTGGCGTAAATAACGGGTATCCTGTTATTATCAACGAAATTAAAAAAACACTAGATCAATGAGAAATCTTGTTATTGTCTCTCTACCTAAAGTCGAACTTGCTTATCCGCCTGGGGCACTAGCAATACTGTCCAGTGTGGCCAAAGAAAACAACTATGCGGTTACAGTTTTTGATTATAATATGGACCTGTTTGACAGTCTAAACGAAAACGAGTGGAATCAACTCGAAGAGTGGAACACTTTTGCTAGCGACCAAATCAATGCAGAACTTGAAACTCGATTAAAAAAAATCTTTGTTGCTGGTCTTAATTCTGCAATCAACAAGCAAACAGAGTTTGTCTGCTTTAGTGTGTTTAGTTACTTTAGTAATCGTATTGCTACTATGGTGCTTGGGTGGTATCGAGATGCTTATACAGTTAAAAGTGTAGTTGGTGGCACAGGAGTATCAACTGATACTAGTGTTGGTAACAAACAAATATTTGGCAACTATCTAATAGAACACGAGTTGGCAGACTTTGTAGTGTTTGGCGAAGGTGAAGTCAGCTTTGATCAAATACTTAAAAACAACAGCAACTATCCAGGTATCAATCAAAACAATCCCATACAGATTGAGGACTTGTCTGGCTTGCCTGTGCCAACGTATGAATACTTTGACATGGATAGGTATCAAGCTACTAGGATATTAATTACCGGTAGTCGTGGCTGTGTGCGTAGTTGCACGTTCTGCGATATAGCACTAACTTGGCCCAAGTTTAGATATCGTGATGCTCGAAGTATTGTTGAGGAAATTAAACGTCACTTCTATGATTATGGCATTACTGAATTTGAATTCACTGACAGTCTAATGAATGGTAGTGTCAGTAACTTTGATCGCTTTAACGAGTTACTCTACGAAGAAAAACTAAAACATCCAGAGCTAGAACCCATCAGGTATCAAGGGCAGTTTATTTGTAGGCCTGCAGAACAGCAGCCGGCTCGTAGTTACGAACTCATGCACTTGGCAGGATGTAAACAGTTGATCACTGGTATTGAAAGTTTTAGTAACAATGTTCGAAACCACATGCGTAAGAAGTTTTCAAATGAAGACATTGACTATCACTTTGAACAGTGTGCGCTTTGGGGCATTCCTAATGTGATACTAATGATTGTGGGCTATCCTACAGAAACCGAACAGGACCACCAGGATAACATTACTGCAATTAGAAAGTATAAGCAGTATTCTGATATGGGCACTATATTCATGATCCGTTGGGGATTCACCATGCACCTGTATGATCATACTCCAATCATGGACATGGTTAACGAGTTACAAATAAATATGCTAGACAATATCAAATTTGACAGTGTCTACAGTTGGACATCAGCACTGAATCCTGGCAACGATCTTCGAGAAAGAATACGCAGACGTGTTGAAATACACGAGCTCTGCGTTGAGTTGGGTTACCCAATGCCCAGAGTTCGTGAAGAGCTGTTGGTTCTAAAAAAATTAGCTGAACAATCAAATTTAATTGACAGGCCAAAAAGACCTGTCATAATGTTGGAGGAATCATGAAAGACGTATTTGAAATTCAAAATTGGGTAAGCCCAGAAGAAATCAATCAAATCGCTGAAATTGCCAGCGAGTGGGATCGGGTTGAGTTTCGTCCTGACTACGGTCGTTGGCCAGGAGAGCTTATTGCTATTCAAAGCTGGCACACATGGAATGACCATGATGCACTGGGTCAGTTGTTTAAAAATCGCATGACTCGCCTGCTAGGATACAACATCAAAGTTGTAGAAGTTGATTATGTAGAACTGTATCTTCCATGGGATATACACAGCGAAGGCACACGCCCAGAAAAAGGCTCTGCGCCCTGGTATACATTTGTTATTCCGTTAGAAAGTTATCCAGGAAGTCGCACAATGATATTTGATCAAACGTCTGATGAATACAACGATTTTTATCGCTATAAACAATCAAATCCCAAGGCCAAGATGCCAGTGGATATAAAGTTTTGGGAAGATAATCTCAGTCACTGTTGGGACGAAGATCGTGAATATCTGAGTTTAAAGTATGCCAGCCGTGATTGGACCGCTGGCGATACGTTGTTTTTTAAACGCAACCTGTTTCATAGTAGCGATAATTTTCACACCAGAAACATTGGTCCAAAAAAATTCTTACAAATTCTAACTGACTTGGCATGAATATACTAATCACCGGAACATCTGGGCTGGCAGAGGCGCTTAAACAGGAGCTTGGCAAGCATGATAATACAGTGACTTGTGTAAGTAGATCCACAGGACACGATATTAAAAATATCTTAGAGTGGGCTCCGGGCTTTTATCACTACGACGTGTGCATTAACTCAGCCTACGATCAGTGGTCGCAAGTCAATGTTCTAGAACAATTTTTTTATGCATGGCGCAACAATTCTTCAAAACAAATCATTAACATTGGCAGTTCCATTGTTGATTATGCTAGAATAGAACGCGATAAAGAACACGAGTATATGGCTTATAAAAATCACAAGCAGGCACTGCAATCAACATTTTACAAATTAGTAAAGCTGGCCGAGTGTGACATTAAACTTGTCAACCCAGGTGCCATTGACACTGCTATGATACAACATTTGAACTTTGCTGACAAAATGACGCCAACGTTTGTAGCAGAAAAAATAGCGGCCATTATGAAAGAACCTACATTTAAGAAAGTTGATCTGTGGCTATAAATTGGCAATTTTATCACTGGCATTTAGAACCCAGTGCTGTATGCGCAGTAAAGTGCCCACGGTGTCCTAGGGTTGAACACCCAGATACTCCTTGGCTAAACAAGAACATGACTTTGGATTTTGTAAAGAAGTTCTTCACAGAGGAAATGCTACGGACACAAGTTCGGCGTGTTACCATGTGCGGCGATGTGGGTGATCCTATCTACTGCAAAGAGTATATTGAAATTTGCCGTTATATCAAATCAGTCAATCCCAATATTCATATCTTTACAATTACCAACGGTAGCTACAAGAAACCAGAATGGTGGCGCGAACTAGCCAGTGTGTTGGATCATCGTGATACAATTAACTTTAGTATTGACGGATATGACAATGCTAGCAACAACCTATATCGTGTCAACAGCGACTTTGACAGCATCATCCAAGGTATACAAGCTGTGCGCAAAGTCAACAAGGATGTGTTCCTTGTTTGGGCCACAATTATTTTTAAGTTTAATCAAGATCATTTAAGCAACATTGTCAATCAGGCTCGTAATCTAGGCATGGATGCTATACAATGGACTCGTAGCACAAAGTTTGGCAGTGTGTATGGTGGATATGGTGGCACAGAAGATATACTTGAGCCAAGACCAGAGTTTATCAGTAAAACGCACAGATACGAGCGAGAGGTGATCAATATCAGTGGTAGGCAACAGGACAATGTTGAATACCTGGAACATAATCGAAAGAAATATTTTGAAATCAAAGAGCAGTATCGAGATGCACCTATTACTCCACTGTGCGAGATAGGTAACCGTGGTGTATATGTCAATGCCGAAGGAGTTGTGTTTCCATGTAGCTGGCTTAGTTTTCCATATCACAGTCTTACCTATGGCGACAAAACGATCCAGTGGAAGGATACATTCTTTGCCAAACACCGCGAGCAAATGAGTTTACACAATAGAACCTTTGCAGAAATAGTTGCAGATCCTATGTGGAGCAAGTGCAGTCAAGGCTTTACAGATCCAACTAAAACGTGGGTTGAGTGTGGTCAAAAATGTTCTAGTCATGTAGTTGACAAAGAATACGCAGTAGGTTGGGAAACAAATTAATAGGTGTTTGTCAATTGTTGATAACTATAAGTCCATGGTATGGCTGTATGAAAACACTCAAATTGAAACCTTGCCCGAAGATTGTGTTGGGTTTGTTTACCTAATCACAAACACAGTAACAGGCAGAAAATATATTGGAAAAAAATTAGCAAAATTTAGTAAAACCTCATACAAGGTAGTAAAATTAAAAAACGGCAACAAAAAACGCAAACGAATTAAAAGTAAAGTAGATTCAGACTGGCAGCTATACTATGGAAGTAACGATCAACTCAACAAAGACTTACTGGCGCTGGGCGCTGACAACTTCACAAGAGAAATATTATTTTATTGCCGATCCAAAGCAGAATGCAGTTATGTAGAGGCTAGGGAACAATTCAATCATAGAGTATTAGAATCAGACGACTGGTACAATGGGCAGATAGTATGTCGCATACACGGTAGTCATATTAAGAAGTTAACAAGTTAAATTAAATGATAGACGCCGAAATAATAAATTTTTATAACTCAGTCAAGGACCCAGGTTGGCCCAATATACAAAGCTATGTGGAGTTTTGTAGATTACCTGCGCACATTAAAAAAGAATGCAACGATGCACATCAATTTCAGCAAAGAAAAGCACAACTTGAAGATCTTAACCATTGGGTAGGAATTACTACTCATGTCTGTGTGTACAAAAACTTAGCATTTGTACCAGTTCACAAGTGTGCGCATTCTTATTACACCAGTGTATTCTTGACTCAGTTGGGATGGACAAGTAAGAAATTATGCGATGTAGACATGGCCACAACAAAATTTTTTGGCACAATAATGCATCCGTTGACCAGATGGCTCAAGGGCATAACTCAATGGCTGGTACAGTCATATGACGTCAACAACTCCTCAAGCAAAGTTATCGACAATCCGTTTGCCACTGTGTCTCCAGACATTGACTGGGACCAACTAAAATTAGATTTACAATCAAAATCATTTCAACGACTTGTTGGTTCTGTAAATGTTGGTGACATACATTCAATGCCGTATACTAACATGTTTGGTGATCTATTACCCACAATCAATTGGTATCCTATTGATGTATTAACCGACAATGAAGTAAAAATCAAAATGATGAATTTCTTTGAACTGCAAGGACACCACATACAATTACCGTTAAACGACCAACACATACATGTATCAACCCCCAAACAACTTGAAGTATTTGACACAGTTAAAACAATATTTTTCAACAATCCATCACAAATTTATTCATTCTATAAACAGTACAGCAACGATTTAAAATTTTATTATAATTTAGTAGATTCATTGTAATAAAACAACAGACTCTGTTTGATCGAGGCAGCTCGATCCGCAAGGAGGAACGGTGAGATACCCGGTCC